GAAACTCCAGGCACCCTTCTTCAAAGCACCCTCTCTGATTTTACCAAGTTGAGCCACATGGTTTTCGTAAGTGACTTCATGTTTTTTAAACTGCTCTTCTCGTAATTCACCAATATATTTTACTACAAGTGGATGCTTCTTTGGGCTGGTAAGACTCGAGCCCTCAAACCTAGCATTCTTCTCACTATAACCTGCACGTTTAGCAGCCTCTGTTTTTGTGAGTGGTCCATGTTCGTCCCCGAATACATAAAATTCAGCAAACCTCTTTTGCATATCTGTAAGTCTTTTTGGTAGTCCCATGATTGACATTATAGGATACTTCGTGGTATAATTCAAGCCAACATGGGTGATGTAATAAAAGTATTTACAGGGAGTGGATCAATCGATTTTGATGACCGAGGTGATTTAGATTTGACAAAACAAATCGAAGTGTTAAAGGCACGTATCGCTGATTTAGAATCAATTGAAGAAACACATAGAAAGCTTAATCAAGAATTGCGTAAAGAAATATGGCAGTGGAAAGAAAAAGCTGGTCAGGTGGAAGCTCTTGAATCGAGAGTAAAACAGCAACAAGAACTAATATCAGAACTGTCAAATGCAAATAGTAGATTAAGGAAATGAGAGTACAAGACTTACAACAATTCTTATCTAGTTTTACAGAAGGATCGGATGCAGTTAAGAATGCGGTTATCTTTGTAGAAAAAGATGGAAAGCTACACGAAGTTAAAAGAATGGAAGTGCAAGAAAACACACAACCAATTCTTGGACACAAAGGCCATACAGCTCACAGACTTGTAATCAAAACAGAGAAACCTTCTAGTATTATTTTGCCAGATAAACTAATGAAGGACTACTAAATGAATGACGACGTTGGCTCGAAAAACCTATGGGACCAGAGCGTAAATTATACCAAAAAATTAAAAAATGTTTTACCGATTTTTCGCTCATTAGACTTGAGAATTCCAGCTTACTTGGCACTCCTGATCTATTGGTCTGCAATGCTTCTGGCCACTTTTTCACTATAGAATTAAAGACTACAAAAGCAAACAAGATACGTTTCAGCCCACATCAAATTAGCTTCCATGAAAGGCATCCGAAGAATACTTTTATCTTGGTCCAGGCCCTTGGTCCTGGTACCATAAAACTTTTTGAGGGAAGGTTTATACAAGACCTTGTGAGGGAAGGTTTCAAGTATCCTGGCGCTTGCGGCTTGGAGCTTGACGCTTGTCGCTTGTATCTTCAGAGCTTGTAGCTTGCTGCTTGGAGCTTGAAGCTTGGCGCTTGTCGCTTGCAGCTTGTTGCTTGAGAAATTCTTTCCTTCGCTTCGCTAGCTCTTTGTAATATTTCGGATGTTTCCAGGTCATCTAGTGTTTACCGTATTTAATAACTTTGACGGCAGGATCCCAGCACGCCCGGCAGTCCCTGCACTCGTTGCCCTGCTTTGCAGCTGGACAGGTTGCGCCCTGGTCCACCACCTCGGAAGCGTGGGGCCATGATTCAGGCGCCCGCTGGTTAACCATCGGAGCACTGAACCTAATGACTAAATTTTTTGGACGTCGTGGAAGGTGGGGTTTGATCCACGCTTCACGGGTTGGGAGCCAGTGTCTCTTGCTCGGGGTTAACCTGCAGACTTCGTAAATTTTGTTTAGGTGATCCAGGTCCTGGACGTCTCCGCTGTCATGCCATCTAAAAACATCCGGTTTTTTACTGTTGATTATTGTTACCATTGCTGTGACCCATAACGGTGATTTAATAGCTGCCAGCCTTCTATACTGTGCATCTTGTACAACTTTAAAAACATAACAACCTTTCATGGCGTAACAGTCAAAGCATACAGAGCCCTTCACCTGCTGCAGCTTTGCGCCGGTCTTGCATTCTTTAGCTGGAAGGCCAATTGACCATCCCGGCATCTTGGAAGGCTTGGAGAGGCTGCCGCCTATTATTTTAAATGCTTCTTTTGTTTTCATATATCCTATATAATCCTTTATTTATAACTTGTCAAGCTTGTAGCTTGTCGCTTGTTGCTTGGCCCCTTTCTGAATAAATCAGCCGGGGCCGCGCTTGACCAGCGGGCCGCTACCGGTACAGTCGCGAACCCGTCCCACTGATCCCAGATCCCACGCACAACTAGTATAGCGCAAGGGATCAGGGATCAGGATCTGCAATCCTTCGCAAATTCATCCCGGTCCTTCTCCAGGGCAAAGTATTTTATATTCTCATGCCGTAAAACATGGTTTATTGTATTCAGCAATAGTTGCAATTCTACTTTCTTTTTTCTGTTTGTTTCAACATCAAAGATCCAGATCCACTGGCCCTTCTTTTGTCTAAAAAATTTAGTTGACTCTGCCATTAGATAAACTGCCTTGCTATATCAAATGCCAAAATTAAAAAACAACCCAGTGCAACTATTGCACCTGTTGCAGGGTAAATTGGTATCAATGCCATGCCCAGGGCAGAGCACAAACCTAATAAAACCCAGAATATAATTTGTATCATTAGTTCCTCGCTTTCTTATAAGTTATCATAGGGTTAATGCATGTTGTATATCTTCCAATTACAACGTCCCAAAAACACATTAATTTATTTCCTTTGTGATCCTCCCAAACTCTGCAACCCTCTTTGTTTAAAGTTCCTATTCTAAAAATAGTCTTGTTATATTTTTTTGCATGCCATGAAACAACAAACTCTGATTGTTCCTCTACATGTTTTGCATAGTCTAAAAAGTCGTCTGAATATGTTCTAGTCATTAGTTATCCTTTCTGGGACTATCCTATATTATAGGATAGCCCCTGTCAAGTCTTATTGTTTAAAATTTGGTAAAGCGGTTAAATCTTGGTTCCACCTTAAACCAATTTTTTGAGATACCTTGTCAAGCGCAATAGCCAAACTATCAGGCGTTCCACTTTCCATAACAACATCTTTTGCTTTTTGTTTAAGCTCTTTAAGTTGTCGTAGTTTTGCGCCTTCAGGTCTTTTCTCAATCTCACGCTGGGCTAAATCAGACGCCCACTCTCGCAGTTGATCTTGGCAGTCTGAAAGTTCTAACCTGTCAGCATACCTTGAACCCTGTTCTCTAAATTTATAATTTAGTTCAGCGTCTTTTGGTTTTTTCTTTTCAAAAAAAGTTAGTGCGGTTGCTCTTGCTTGCTCTAACATTTTTTCTGCTTCAGCAAACTTTTTAATAATAGTGTCAGCGCCAATCTTTTTAGATAGCTTCTCAACAGCTTTGTCAGTTGCTTCAGTCTTAAATTGTTTGACCAATAATTCTTGATCTCTAATTAATGGTTCAAACTGCCTGTTCACTTTATCTTTAAAGTGTTCAAGCTGATATTTAGTCATTGTTTTACTCATATTTATTTTTCCTTTCTGATTTGTTTTTAACACTTGACAAATAACCTGTCAAGGATTATAAAGGATATAGACCTTTTAGTAGTACACGTCTTTATAAACTCAAACTACTGCACACCGACTGCGCGTCACACCGGGAGCACAGGCCCTGTCTTCGCGCAGCGCAGGTGATGCATAGAGGTACCAGGACCAATCCCAAAATCAAAACTTTATAAAAACCAATACCCCTAAAAACAAAAAGGGGTCCCACTACTCTAGGTTGTATTGCTTGATTTACAGAGTTTTCCCTGGTAAAAACATTTTGAACATCTAAAGTGGTGCAAAAAATTTTTTAAAAATTTTTTATGAATGTAAATAATATAGATATAAGTAAACTCCCATCAGACGTCAGGAAAACATTTAAACAAATGCAGGTCCTGCTTGCAGAAAAAAAGATACAATCAAAAGCCAAGAATGACTTTCTATCTTTTGTAAAATGTGTATGGCCAGAATTTGTAGAGGGGTCCCACCACAGACACATAGCAGAAAAATTTAATAAACTTGCATCAGGTGAAATAAAAAGATTAATTGTAAACATGCCACCTAGGCATACTAAATCAGAATTTGCGTCCTACCTTTTGCCAGCATGGATGGTGGGCCGTGAGCCAAAATTAAAAATTATACAAGCAACACACACAGGTGAGCTAGCCATACGTTTTGGACGTAAGGCCAAGAATCTTATCGACTCGGAAGAGTATCACAAGATATTTCAAACAAGGCTGCAGGAAGATAGTAAAGCCGCTGGTAGGTGGGAGACAGCACAAGGTGGCGAATACTTCGCAGCAGGTGTCGGCGTCCCTTT